ATTACAGTCCAATCTTTCCAAGTAGGAGATTAACAATTTTGTCCGACAAATCGTCAGGCAAAAACTTCAGAAAACCAAGGGCGTATAAAGCCACACATCCGTAAACGAATATCTTTAGGCATAAGTCAAAGGTCTTTTGGTACTCATTCATCTGCCACATCTACGAGTAGTTGCACAGAATTCCATCAACTCATTTACGCCAACAAAGACTAAAAACAAAACAAAGAATATTCCACCTATTGCCAAACCAATCTCTAGTTGTTCTTGCTCTTTCTCTTTGGCTTTCTTTGCTTCTGCCTTCAATGCACTTATCTCTTTGGCATCAGCCAAGTCCATCTCTGCTTGACGGGCTTTAATCTTGTTCCAGACATCGATCTTGCCTGTTTGCATAAAGAGCATCTTTAACTCTTCCTCAAACGCTCTAGCTTGCTCTAAAGCCATCTCAATCTGCAAAGCCGTGCCCATGTTGGAACCCTTGCCAGACTGTTTAGCTTGAAGCATGGCCTTGGTAGCAGTTGACTTTGCATCAAACAGCTTACCAATCATAGGTGCAAGTGAGCCTAAGTCATTGGCAACCTTACTTGCCTTTTTGACCATGCTAATAGCGGATTGAATACCCGCTAAAGCCGTCATTGGATCTATAGGGATCATTTCTTTTCTACCTTCTTCCATTCAATACAGTAGACTTTTCGGTTGTACACATCCCCAACCCACATCCACTTGACACACCTGTACTCAATAGATACAGCCAGTAAAAAACTAATTAACTCCATACCCAGATAATTACTGAGAATGACCAAACGATAAGGGCAACCATACCGACTGCCGCAATTGTTGCAAGCAGCCAGTCTTTCATGTTATCTAGGAAGCAAGAAACGCTCAGTACCATACTCAGGCAACTGACCTAATCCATAGTTTGTCAATGGATTGGAAGTTACTCTGTTTAACAGTCCTGGCGCTTGTGGTTGCGAACTAGGCAACATATTGCGTTGGAATACTGGACTAGTGATTCCTGCTCTTACTGCTGGTCTACCCAATACAGTAGCAAGCAAACTAGGATTCTTTGCTGAAGCAGCGGCAACACCTGCGGCTCCAACATCTAATGGGCTGATGCCAGGAACACTACCAATTCGAGCTACATTTTGGAATGCAGTTGGATATGCGGCAGCGGCATTTGCTAATGTCTCTAATTCGCTTGGAACAATCTTTCCTGCTGCCGCACGTTGTCCAAGTTTTGCAAGTGAAACATCACCAGTTACAAGATTTAAAGATTTTTCAATTGTGTAACTTTTACCAATAGCTTTTTGAGCTTCTTTAAAGTTATCAAAAACATCATTTTGACCAAAGTTTTTAAGATTTCTCGCCGCTAATTCTTCAAGTTGTTTAGCAGCAAACTTTTGAGCCTGACCAAGACTTCTGTTTGCTGGGTCAGCAGACATAACATTAGATTCGCCATCGTATCTTAGGCGCTTCATTTGTTCAACAATGCCAGTACCATCAAAATTCATTTGTTTTAAGCCATTTAAAACTCTGAGTTCTGCTGTGACATCGGTTGTATTAGCTAATTTTTGTAATTCAGTAGTTTTTTTATTTATATCAGTAATAAATGGTCTATCTGCATAGTATGTTGGGTTAGCTTTTAAAGCTTCATATGCTAAACCTTTTTCAGCCCTAAAATTTTGTAGAGCATTTAAGTCAACTGGCGTATCAGGTGCAAGATTTAAAAATTTACGAGTTTGTACATTGCCTAATTCTTGATTCTTAATAGACGCAACTTGACCAGTTTGTTGTTTGCCAGAGAACCCTTCAAGCAATTTGTTTAGCATTGATGGATTAACTTGAGTAGGTGGCAAAGTAGCGCCTTGAGCAATAGCACGTTCAGCAACCAATTGAGCCTGAGTTAATTGAGCTGGCGCTTTAGGCGTAGTCAATGCACTAACAGTAGCCGTAGGAACAGTCAAAATACCACCTACAGCCGCCTCATTAATAACTTGAGCAGGATTGATAGTTCCAGTATTGGCTTGTTGCGCTGCAGCAGATGTTAATGCGGCAGTAGTGCCACCAGTAGCAACATTCTGAGCCAATGCAACAGTTCTAGGAGCCGCTTGCATCAATGCAGTAGGTGTTGCAGAAACAATAGATTTCTGCATAGCCCCTGGCAACAATAAATTAGTAGGATCAAGCAAGCCAGTAGCCATGCCACCAACAAGCAATCCTGGACGCTCTGTGGCAACTTTATACGTGCCTTTTAAAATGTCACTTACAGATGGAGTTGGTGCGGCAACTGGTTGTTGTTTGGTGCGATCAATGCCAAGGTATTCATCTGACAAGCCAAGCTTACTTAAACCACCTTTAATTCCTTGAGCCATCAAGTCGGCAGCACCAAATATTAATTGTCCACCAGTAGTCTTACCACGCAATACATCTAATGGGTTAAAGCTTGCTGAAACATCTTGCATAAACTGGCTTCCACCAGATTTAGGTGGTTGTTGCTGAGCCAAAGGAACACCAATACCCGCTACTGGAGTCCATTCATCAGTTGGTGCTTTCTGTTGAGTGATACCAGTAACTGGTGACCATTGTTCATCATCTTTTTGAGCCATACCTACCACCTTCTTAACGTAGTTTTGTGTTTCCTTAAATGGAGGAACACCACCATACTTCTCAACATTACCTGGGCCAGCGTTATAAGCAGCCGCTACCAAAGTAGGATCTTGGAATCGTTCTGTTAATTGGCCTAGATATTTAACACCACCACGGATGTTATCTCTCCAATCCATGCGATTAACACCTAGATCTTTAGCAGTTGCACCCATCAACTGCATAGGTCCATAGGCACGATCATTGAATCTTGTTTGTGGCCCTATAGCGTTGAAAGCACCGCCAGATTCAGCTTGAACAACACCTTGTACCAAAGAAAGAGGAACACCCTGGCGTTCTGCTTCTTCAGCAGCAAAAGCAAAGATTTCGTCTTTAGTTGCCATGTTATTGGCCTACTGGCATTACTGTACCATCTGGCTTTTTAATTCCATACTTACCAGATTTACTTTGAACAAGTTGAAATCCAGAAGGCAAAACGGGTGCAGATGGATTTGCGGCAATTTGCTCATTAAGGAACTGATTAACCTTTGGATGGTTGTACAAACGAGGATTGTCTGGTGAGTTAGCCCATGCCGTATATATAGACTTTGGATCACCAGTATAAGCATCAATGAATCTCTGACGAGCATCATCTTTATCTGCTGCAGCAATCTCCAAAGCAGACACATACTTGGTAACAAACTTAGGATCAGTTACGCCAGTTGTGGCCTTATCAACAATGCCACCTTCAAACGCATTAGCATTGCCTTTAATGTTTCCTAAGCCTTTCAAAACACCTTCAGATCGTGTTTTGTTTAGCAAGTTAACATTGCCTACAAATGAATCAAATTTATCGCCAACACCAGGTATAGCCCGCATATAAGATGCGCCTGTAGCAAAAAACTCTGTAAGTTTATTTGGGTCAAGTTGTTCAGCAGCGTTATACAAATATTCAGCAGAAGTCTTACGATCTCCAACTGTCAATGCCGCATCAAGAGCAATTTCTGTAAATTTGCTATAATTTTTTGATGTCGCAAGATTGACTGCTTGTTGTGCAGGAGAAAGCTCAGAAACAAATCCACCACCTGCGCCTGTAGTAGCACCTGCGCCACCAACTGTAGCACCAGCAGGTTTTGTATAACCTAGCAATTCTGCACGTGATTTTGGTTGTTTTTGTTGTGTAACTTGATTAACCACTTGCTCAACTTGACCAAAAGTACCAGCAATTGCTTTAGCAGTTTCACGTTCTTGCAATGATTGAATTGAACCATTCAGGTTTTGCACACCAACTAAATTACCTGCTCTATCATAAAGAGGCTTTTCACCAGGCAGCGGAGTGTACGTTATATTTTGCTCAACAGCTTTTCCATATCCTGGTGCAGCAGAAACATTAAAATCTACATTTCCACCTTGTACGACAGGTCTTGAAACTAAACCAGATTTAGCATCAAAAGTTGGAATTCCACCAATTGCTTGCATATTAGGATTTAACAATATGCCACTTGGTTGCATCTTTGGTTGCAAAGCAGTAACTGTTCCAAGCATTGAGCTTTGTGAAGCACTAGGCAATGCAAGAATATCTTGCAAAGCATTTTGTATATTAAATGGTAAGCCTTGCGCTCTAGCACCTTTAATTTGCTCTTGTTGTGCCAATTGTTCGGGCATAACAGGACCCATGTACTCAGGGTTTGCTTCTTGGAATCTAGTAGGCGTGTACTTGGCTCGGAAGCCTTCTAAAGCCGCTTGATCTGCTTGAGCTTGTTGGCTCTTACGCAACATATCTTGCATTGTGATTGCAGTAGACGGAATATCAGATGCTGACTTGAAGCCAACACCAGGATCTCCGCTTAACAAACTACCAATTAGAAACTGCTGAGTAGCTTGCTTTTGCATAGCTGTTTTTTCAGCATCAGACAAGCCTGTTAATGCGGCTTCAGATAATAATCCAATATCAAAAGGCATAATTTACTCCTTAACCAATTCCAAGCAAACCAAGCAAACCTTGGCGTGAAGTAGATGTTGACTGAGCACCAGATCCACCACCAACATTGATACCCAATGCTTGATTGATAATCTGTTGTTGTTCCAATGGGAGATTGCGGATGGCATCCAACTGTTGTTGTGAGAATCCTTGTTGCAATGCACCTTGTTGAGCAAGTTGATTGACACCTGCAAATCCCATTTGTTGGCCTTGACCTGCAATATTTGCAACTTGTCCTGAAGCACCCAAACGCTGTTGATTAGCTTGTAATCCCGCACCTTGATTTGCTAATGCAGCTTGTAAGTAATTAGCAGCATTAAACTGCCCCATCTGATTTTGAGCCGCTTGATTAGCCAATGCAACTTGCTGTGCATTTTGTGTATTGAGCTGACCAACAGACAAATCAATACCTTGATTAGCAAGTGCGGCACGTAATGCTGCGTCTTGATTAGCCAAACCGAACTGACCTGCCAACTGCAAAGACTGCTGAGTTGTAGCCAAGTCTTGAGCTTGATTAAGTTGTTGTGCTTGCATAGAACGAGCCAAATCAGCCTCAGAAGCTCTTTGTGCAGCCTCATAACCAGCGGCATTTTGTTGAGCAAGCAAACGAGCTGCATTCTCACCATAGGCACGATTGGTTTCAGCCTCTGCAACACCCTGACGAGATCCACCAAAAGCTTTAGACGCAGTAGCTTGAGCAGCAGTTCTTTGTTGTTCAAGTTGACGTGAACGCTCTAAATCAGACAAACTTTGTTGAGTAACTGCTTGTGTATATGGATTCATATACGCTTGGATATTCTGGTTTAAAAATGAACCAGCATTTACATCTCGAATGTTTGCTCTAGCTTGTGGTGCAATTTGACCTAAAGCTTCTGTTGTAACTTGTTGACCAGTAACACCTTGATTAGTAACATTTCTAATATCTCCTCTACCAAGTTGAGAAGCATTAGCTAAGTATGTTCTTGCATCACGGGATGATACTTGTTCTGGTATGTAGTTACTAACATCAGTAGCAATCCTATTAGCTTCACCAAGTTGCTTCATTTGTGGACTATTTGGATCTGCAAAGATACGTCCAGCTCTAAATGAATCAAGTTGATCTGCTGTAAAGCCTTCAAATTGACGAGCTTTTAATCCACCAGAAACGCTTTGTGCGCCTTGTAGATTAGTTAAAAAAGCATCCCGTAGTTGGGGATCCAACTGTTGTTGACTTGAGCTTCCACCACCTAGAGACATATTATTCCCCTTGTATCCATTTAATTGCATCATCATGTGACGTAAAATATCGCCACATATCCGTACTAACATCTCTCATTGCTTCTTGTCCTCTAAGCAATAAGACTATCATTGGTGCGATTTGTAATGAAATAATACGCAATGTGAGCGCATAGGCCCTGTCATTTGTATTACCATTTTCAAGTTCTACAGAGTCTTGCCAAGCATTTATACTCTGGATCACTAACGGCATTAAAAATGCCTTATTAGCATTGAAGAACTCATTTGTAGGTAGCGTCACCAAAGCGTTCCAAAAGACAATATCTATGTCTTTTCTTGTAGGCTCTTTATCTTTGTCTACCAAGTCATCCCATAACTCGGCTATTCCTGACAAAGCGACCAAAAAGTCTACGGCACTCTGGTTGCCACCAAACCATTCTAGCAGTTTAGCGTTTCTTAATCCACGCCAATCTTCAGTATCGTGTTCCATTATCTTAAACCACCCGACTTACCATCAAATCTGATAGTTCCAAGTCGCCAATCAGATAATGTATTACCTTCAATCTTTACAGCTATCTGTCTACCAGTAATCCGAAAAGACGTTGGATTAGCCATAGTATATGGGCCATAGTCGAATTTTGTACCAGTTGGGTAAAACTTAGTACTAAATCTAGCCTTCACATCGCCCAATGTCTTTTCATCAGGAACAAGTCCATTAAGGCTTAAAACACGATCACCCGCACCCAATTCAACTGGTCCAGACTCAGCAAATATGGTCTGAGAATCATAAGCATTACCTACTTCATGCTCATAAATATAGCCATCAGCAGAAACCATAATAGGATTGCTGAAGATACCCCGATCTGTACCGCAAGTACGAGCCAAAGTGCCAACCGCCCAATGATTTTCCCTGTAGTTATAGCTTACATAGGAATCAACTTCATTGCTACCAGCACTAGGATAGAACCACCAAATCTCACCATAAGCAGATATATGAACTGCATAAATCTTAGATGCTTGGGTAGTATTTAAATTAGTAAATACATAGTCGCCAACGTCAGACTGAAGTGGCTTTACAAAACCATCAAATATCCAGAAGCCTGATTGAGACATCCAAATACATGAACTGTCAGTAGCTGCTACTGCTTGTTTGGAAATAACACCACAAGATGATGCAATACGCTCAAAACTGTAAACGTATGGTGGTCCAATATAAGTAGCCGTATGGACATCAACATCAGTAAACAGTATGGTAGCTCCACGAATGCGTTTAGCGCATTGCAAAGAACCAATAGTGGTTAGCTCAAAGTCACCCGCTTGATTGGTAGCTTGAGCAGTCCAAACAGTATTGTTTTCTTGGTCAGACCAAGCAATTTTACGAGGATTACCAGAAGCACCCAAGGCAAATAAGAATCGTTCTTGAGTAGTTATCAGTCCTGTGCAACTGGTAGGAGCATTTGTAATGGCAACGGCATCATTTGCTACGTTTAATTGCCACTCAACAAGTCTTCCATCTTTTGTTGAGCAACCAACCAAATATTCACCCCATGTGTCTAAACTCCATGTTGTAGCAGGAGAAATAGCACCAATATCAGGTCTAGGTACACCATAAGCATAGCTCCCGTATGTACTGTAACCATAGCCAATCTTTGACACAGCATTTGCATCACCAACAACCAAACTGGATGGTGTAATGTCTGTCAAAGTATTAGATTCACTTAAAGCATACAATTTTGAATGTGTACCAATTGCGATACGTCTATTGTTATTGTTATCACGCCAATTAATTAAGCCACGGGCTGAACCAGTTAATTGTGTTTCTGTACGCTTACGCCATCCACCAATAGGACGAATTGTTCCCTCAAACCAACGAACAAGGTTTGAAAAGTTCCAACGTCCTTTAGATTGGTAATCTGTACCATTCTTATATACGCCTGGTGGAATCTGGAGAGGAATGTAGGCCATGATATAAATCTTTATACAGATATGTTAGATACAAAACTTATTGTAACAATTGCTGAAGGAACTGCTGGTCTTGTTGGACTTGTGCTTGTCCCAAAATGCTCAATACTTACACCAGTATTTTCAGTTCTCCACACAATCTCAACGTAATCATTAGCAGCCATCTCAACAAAAAAATTCAATGCAGCAATAATATGGCTTGGATCACCAGAGCCTTTTCTTGCTGGCGGGTGAAATCTGCTGTTTGAATTGTCAATATTTGTGCCATTCTTGCGAAACCAAATATCCACATCTTGACCACTATTGGTTGTGTTTTTTAGTTGAATGGAAAACTGTAAGTTCCAGATACCATCATTAGCTACAGTAATTCTTGAGCCACTAGCTATAGAGACACCATTAGAAAAGTCTGTAGTATTGAATGTGACGGGATAGGCTGTAGTTGTGTCTGCTGCTACTTGGTCAGTTGAATCTTGAAAAGCCCCATAAGGGTTATTCATAAACCGCCCACCACGAATACCAAGTACCGAATTTAAAGAGTTAATTAGCTTAATAAAAAATATATTCAGAATGCCATTGTTCTGATTCTGTAAGGCAGAAGAATACAACTCTCCAGATGAAGCAAGCTTCGGAGCTGGAGGTGTATCTAACTGTTGCCTTAAATTAGCCATTTATATCGCCAGTTAGTGTTGATGGGAAAGCTCGACCATAACCCCAAATAATTCTTACAGCACCAATGGAAGCCGCACCACCGCCAGCGCCACCTGTTGAATTAGTAGCACCGCCAGCGCCACCACCATAAGCACCACCATTACCTCCAAAGCTGCTTGTTCCAACCCTAGTATTTGTAGATCCATTAGCTCCACCAGATACTCCTGTTCCAACAGAAGCAGTACCACCCGTTTGTGAATCACCAACACCACCACCTGTAGCGCCAGACCCAGAGCCACCTAATATTCCAACGCCTCCACCGCCACCTCCTGCAAGATTACCACCAACAGGGCCGCCAGCAGAGCCAGCAGAGCCATTTCCTCCATACCCCGCAGCACCGCCTCCACCAGAGCCTCGGTCTGCACCACCAGCACCACCAGAATAATTTACATCACCGCCTGTAGCAGTACCACCTGCGCCACCATTTACACCACCAGCAGCCCCATCGCCAGCAGTTACGCCTTGAAATACTGATCCTGATCCAACTGTTACTGTGTAAGAATTGCCTGGCACAACAGTAATATTATTTTTATAAGCTAATGCACCACCGCCACCGCCTCCACCATTACCCGCACCATTACCGCCAGTACCAATGCAAAGAACGCAAACACTTGTTACGTTTGCAGGAGCAGTCCATGAAAAAGTACCAGCAGTAGTGAATAAAGCACTACCATAGCCATTATTCAAGCCGCTACCAAATGCTCTTGTAGAGGATGATGCAATCGTTGTTAGGAGTGGCATATTTACCTTAAGCAAAAATTGCTTTAGAAACCAATACAGTAAATGCCGCAGAACCAGTTTTAATTACTGTATATGTGTATGCGTCAATTGCACTTGCAGTACCAGCAGTTGGAGCCACACCACCAAGCCACTTAACAGTTACACCTGTAGCTGTACCATCAATCTGTATTACGTTGTTGTAATAAGCAGTAGAGCCATTTGTAACCAAATGCACAACAGAAATAGACTCTCCTGTTGCCATCAATGTATCAAGCGTTACTGGAGTGCTTGCACCTGTGATATTTATTGTCCAGTTAGCAGAAGCATTGCTTGTGTAATACAAAACAGACTGAGTTGTTGCGTAGTAAGCAATAGTGCCTGTTGCCGCAGTAGCAGAAACAGTTACCTTTTCTAACGCATTGACAAACTTTGTACCTACAGCAGTTGTAGACCCAGTAAATGTCTGCTTACCAGTATATACATTGTCTGTACCAGTACCAGGCACTACTAAGTTTGTACGGGCATTAGCCGCAGTAGCAGCGCCTGTTCCACCTTTAGCAAGCTTTAGTACAGGACCAGAGTCAAACAAAGCATCAACTAGATCAAAGTCTGTGTTTATCTTAGTACCCCATGAATCGCTAGAAGCGCCAACTTCTGGTTTTGTAAGACCTAGATTTGTGGTTGTTGTATCAGCCATATTTACCTCATTGCGTAGTTACTGTCCAAGACTCGGATTGATCTGTTGCATCAGTCCAAATCTCTGATTGATCTGAAATTGTTGACCAAGTTTCTGAAATTAAACTTGCATCTTCCCATTTATATCTTGCAGAAACAGCAACAATAGTGCTTCCAATTATAAAAGCACTAGTATTTGTTTGTAAATTAACAACGCAATCAACTAATGAAACTGAAGATACATTTGCTGAACAAGTTATAACTGTTGCTACAGATGCTTGAATGCTACTAGATGACTGAATTTCTGCTTGAACAGATTTAATAACTAGTGCAGAAGATGTAATTGAAGATTCACTAGCAGGAGCTGCACTTACAGCCTTAATTGCTATTGCATTTGTTGTAATAGATGATGTGCTAATTACTTCTGCGGAAACCTCAAATACTCCACCGCCACCAAGCGTAGAGAAGGGAGACTGCGAAAAAGCACTTATTCCAAACATTATTTCAAGTGTCCATTACCTGATAACCATGCAAAAAGAGCAACTGTTCCTAAACCTACTATCCAGAAAAACTTTTTAACAATACTTTTCCCAATAGAAATATAAACATTTTCTATTACTTTTTCTGTGACTTTTTCAACTAGTTGTTCTAGTTGTTCATCAGTAAGTATTGTTTGATTTTGCATGATATTTTAAAAAGTAATTGTGCCAGAAGATGTCCATGTATACACGCGATAACCCCCAGCAACGGTAATGGTTGGAGATCCGGTAGTGGATGTAGCCGCGCCGTACGTATCTGCATAGCGAATTATGACGATACCAGAACCGCCAGCTTTACCTTCTCTGGATGGTGAAAATAAATAAACGCCACCACCACCACCGCCACCCATATTCGCCGTGCCAGCAGTAGCCGCTATATTGTCATCGTAATCTCCACCAATACCGCCGCCACCATTACCGCCAGCCGCTGAAGTATTTCCACCACCACCTCCGCCACCAGCACGGAAAACAGAAGTTCCTGTAATTGATGAAGCTGATCCTACGCCACCATTACCACCGACACGACCTACACCATTTGCACCAACTGCCCCGGCTCCACCACCACCGCCAGCACCGTCGTCAGGCGCAGTACCACCGTTATTCCCTTGCCCAGAAATACCCGTACCAGCCGCACCATATTGACCCGCACCGCCGCCAGAGCCACCATTAGCAACAGGGGGGGAAGCAAAAGCGCCTCCACCAGAACCGCCGCCAGTTGACGTGATAGATGAAAAAACTGAATCTGACCCGCTTGTTGGATTGGTGCTTGGATAAACACCCCCCGTACCTCCAGCGCCAACAGTAACTGTAATGGACGAACCAGCCGTTACAGCAAATCCAGATGCGGTTCTATACCCACCAGCGCCACCACCGCCACCGCCTTGACCGCTACTTCGCCCTTGACAGCCTCCACCGCCACCAGCAACAACTAAATATTCCACCGTTGGAGTGGCATTTGTGAATGTACTAACTGTATTCCAACTACTGTTGATTGTTGAATAAACCTCAAAAGTATTTGTAGTCGTGTTAATGCGCGTCATTCCATTAGCAGGGGTTGCTGGCCGCTGTGCCGTTGTACCAATAGGAAGAGTTACTGCACCAGTGGAATTCAATGTGGCATTTTGAGATGTACTTACAGTTATTGCTGAAGAGCCATTTGTTTGAAGCGCAAGAACGCCAGACGAATCCCCATCCTTCTTTACACCTGGAACACCTGAAACTGCTCCGTTGTCAGAATTAACTGTTGAAGTCATGCTATTTTAGAAAGTGATTGAACCAGAGGCGGTGAATCTATAAACTCTGTAACCACCAGCAACAGTAATGGTTGGGCTACCCGTTGTAGATGTTGCCGCCGCAAAGGTATCTGGATAACGAAGAATAACCACTCCAGAACCACCAAGGCCCGATCCGGCTCCGCCACCACCACCTGTGTTTGCTGCACCGTTTGTACCACCCGAAATATTTTGACCTGTACCGCCACCGCCTGTGCCCGGTACACCTCCATTTGTAACGCCAGTACCAGCCCACAAATCTCCAGAGCCGCCGCCTGCATATGTGGTTGAAGATCCGCTAATTACATAAGCAAGTCCATTACCACCACTTCCTCCTCTAGAGGACGTACCATTACCGCCAGCTACACCTGCACCGCCACCACCACCACCGCCATAATTAGCATCATAAGTACCGCCACCACCAGCAGTTCCTTGTCCGGCTGTACCACTACTGGCAACAAGACCGTTGTACCAGCCACCACCTCCAGAGCCACCAGTGTGCCCTGTTTGCCCGTCAGAATAAGCACCACCACCACCGCCAACTGCGGTATATGTAGTTGCACCTATCGTCATTGCGGAGTTAACACCATCACCAATAGTTCCAGTAGTAGATGCAATCCCTCCTGCGCCTATAGTGATGGTATAGGAAACACCAGCCGTAACAGCTACAGCAGCGCCATTAGGAGTTTTTGGTGTTTCAGCGCCGTAGTAAAGCAAACCACCAGCACCGCCACCCCCGCCTCGGCCACCATTTACCAAACTACCACCACCGCCACCGCCAGCAACAATCAAAAGTTCAATTGAAGATGCGACATTTACAAAGGTAGAAATAGTATTCCAAGAACTATTAACAGTTGAATACACCTCAAGAACCCCAAGAGAAGTATTTATGCGGGTCATCCCATTTGCAGGAGTTGGGCGTTGGGCTGTAGTGCCAACTGGGAGAGTTAATGAACCCGTAGAATTAAATACAACATTCTGATCTGTGCCAATCGTGACCGCAGTTGTACCATTTGTTTGAAGCGCAAGAACGCCAGACGAATCAGCGACTGTCTTTAAACCAGCACTTCCTGATACTGATCCACTATCGGCGTTAATCGTTGATGCCATTATTTTTCCTTATGAGGTTACTTCAACCCAAGAAGTTGTAGCCTCATCCCAAGTGTATTTCTTATCATCAATTGGATATGCAACAGGTGCATTCCACTGGCAAGTAGTTTCGTCTAAAGTCCATGAAGCAAACGGCTTGGGTGCAATAAACGCATCACGAGTTGAATCGTATGTATAACCAATCCCAGCGTAATTCTTGCGCATATTACCGTTATAGCTGGTTTGTAACCACACACCGCCTAACAAATCGTGGCAAAACTTAGCGCCAATTGTTTCTGACTCAGCGCCATGCTGATCTTTGCAATCGTCATTGCTTACAACAATAACGCGCAACACCGTGTTGTTTAATCCAATTTCTGCAAAATGTGCCATGTCTGCCTCAATCTTTATTGAACCAAAACCCAAGATACTGTGGCTTCATCCCACAAATAACGCTTGCCATCAGTTGGATATGTAACGGGTGCATACCATTGATTAGTCGTTTGGTTATACAACCAAGATGCAAATGGTTTTGGTGGAATGAACGCATCAGTTTGGCTGTCATAGACATAACCAACACCTGGGAAGCATTGGCGTATTGAGCCATCTTCCGTACATTTCAACCATGTACCGCCATATTCTCGATACAACCAATCACTATCTTTGGTATCTACCAAATACAACACATCAGTAACGATGTTATTTTCTACTTTTGCGTACCAAGCCATTTTATGTCCTTACGCAGTATATGTGCCAGCGGTTGTGAACGTGTGGTATGTGTAACCACCAGAAGAAGTTACAGTACCACCAGTACCTCGTTGTGCGCCCAAATAGCTAATAATAAAAACGCCCTGAGTACCATTACCTGTACCAGAACCACCATTACCATAAGAGCCACGCAAAGCATTACTTGAGTCCCCCGGTGTTGATCCGCTGCCAGCAGTTAACGCCGCACTTGTTACTGTGCCAGACTTGAAGTACCCAGAACCACCACCGCCACCAGAGTTCCCCGCAGGACTATCTCCGTTAAAACCTGCGCCTCCACCCCAATAGCCACCGCCACCGCCACCGCCACCGCCGCCATCACCAAAAGTGCTTGGAGTGCCACCTTGCAGTGCCGATCCATTAGTAACTCCCCCTTGAGAATTCCCACCAAGACCGCCTGCGCTTTGTGATCCACCAGTTCCAAAGTTTGATCCACTACCATCAACTCCAGTAGTCCCGCCACCAGCACCGCCAGCAGCGCCAAAACCAGAACCAGAACCTCCCCCGGCAATTAACAATGCGTTAGCTTGCGTAGCAGATGTCAAAAAAATTCCTGAATAACCACCGCCTTGACCGCCAGCTCCAACAGACCCAGCAAGACCTCCACCACCGGCAACAGTTGTTCCTCCATTAGAGCCATTGGCTCTATACGCCCCGCCTCCACCCACCACTACCGCGTAAGCAGTTGAAATGGTAAGTAAAGCAACACCATACGCTGCACCGCCACCGCCGCCACCATTAGTGACAAAACCACCACCGCCGCCACCCCACCCATTCAAATAAACGGAATACGCATCAGCCGGAGTTACTGTAACAGCCTCCCAGATAGTCCCGTCGTAGACTTCAAGGTTTGTGTTGGTTGTGTTCCAACGAGTCATCCCAGCTGTAGGGGAGCTGGGTCGTTGAGCCGTTGTCCCAGCAGGCAAAGTCAAAGCGCCAGTAGCGTTAACAGTCACCAACCCAGATGTGGGTGTAAGTACCAAATTGCCTGTAGTGTCAGCAGTGCTGACCAGCGCCGTAGTTGTAGTTGTTCCTGCTGAAATAGTGCTCATATAACTACCCACCTTTGACCAGATGTTACTGTTACAGATTTACCCGAAACAAGAGTAACAGGACCAACAGAAAAACCATTTGTTCCAGCATAAACTGTCATATTTTCGGTAACAGTATCACTTTGCATCATTACAGGACTAGCAGAACTTACTACTGATGGATATGTTACAAACACATCTTTAGTTCCTGCTGAAAGATTTACAGCAGATCCACTATTTGACGATCCAAGAATTGTTGTTCTAGCTAATGTTGTACCAGACGATGTGTATGTGCCAATTCCAACTTCCCACTCAGATCCACTAGCAGAAGATATGGCATAGTATGTAGTATTGCCATTTCCAACTACTGAAAATGATTGAAAACCAGTAGCTGCGCCAGCAAGGGTAAGAGTACCCGTTCCTGTCGTAGTCGTGGTCTCTTTGACACGATCAGCAAGAACTAATGCCATGATTAACTCAATGTGATGTCAAGATCGCCAGCAGGGATGCGTAACACATCACCACTTGCAATAGACTTACTTGTCGTTAGGTCAGCAAAAGCAAGCATATTGCCTGTTGTAAGTGCGTCAAATATAGCAATGGCAACAATTGTTCCCCAAGTACCAGTAGCCGCATCAAAGTCAATTGCTGAACTATTAGTTGCTAAAGTGCCTGTACCACTTACTGTAAAGGCGGCAGACTTACGTGCGTATCCGCTACCAGATACCTCTGTACCACCACCCACATCAGTAGGTGCAACAGTAAACAGTCCAACATAAACAGTTGTAGGAGATGTATAAGCAGTATTAGTGAATACGTGCTTTAGAATCTTGTCTTCAAGATAATCTGTAAAAGAACCTGCCATATATCACCCCAAAGATCGGGCACGAACAATCGGAGTTGAAGCAACAGACGCCCTTTGATCTGCTATTTCAATGTCGCCCAAGGAGTTTGTATATAACGTACTCCAAACGGCTAGACGCTCATCATCTTTTAAATATGGTGTTGCTTCTACTAAAGAACCATATAAGTACAAGTCTGGGGCATAGGCCAAAAGCCAGTTGCTTGTGTTTGAATCACTCAGCGCAGGAATCTTACCATAATATGTAAGTTCACCCGTATAACCAGTATCAGGAGTTGGAATGACTTGTATCTGAGTACCAATAATTGTATAAAACAGAGGCTTACCATTAGCAACATAATTAGTTGCAGACCCGTAATCACCTTGATTCTGCGTTACATACTGTAGGTAAGTAATTGGATTTGTATTCAGTTGGAATTCTTTGGCCTGTAAGAAGTCAGATGGGAAGGCAAAATACTGAGTATCCAAAGTAGCCGTAGCCCTTTTAACCATCTGTCTTACACGCAACTTACGATTGAACTTTGCTTCAGCCAATGTAATAAAGCCTGGAATAGCAGAAGTCAGATCATCCCGGTTAAGATAATCCGCTATCGTTGTCTTTAAACCGCTAAAGGTATCAAGTGCCATTTTCTACATCCCTACACGCTAGTGTATGCTCATGTTTGTACTCAAATGTACCAATATGAAAGATCTGTTTTGAGAGATCTTGGTCAATATAAGTTTTATGCCCATTTTGGGCGGCTCTACGGCAAAACCATACATCTTCACCAATATAGTCTTCCGCAGCGGGAACCCAAGGGATAGCGAACCAAGGATATTCCATAGATTTGTAGACTTCGGATTTAACAAGCATTACGCCCATTCCGCAGTAGTCTACTTCAACAAGTCCTGTTGAATCGTCCTCAGTATATACCCGATTGATAAAAGTTGCATCCATGTCTGGGGTATTTTTTTTCACCGCAATCGGTTCAGTTGGGAATCTACGCTTGGCATAGTTTCCACAGACAATACCAGTATCATGTGCCAGTAATCGGATAATAGAATCCTTTGGGAAGCGCATATCGCTATCTAGCCATAGGGTATGCGTACATTCTGCTGCCACCGCATCCCTAGCCAAATCCTGACGTTGTGCTGACAGTAAAGTTCCAGAACTAGTGTAGATCACTACTTTGTGATTTGTTGTACCTACAGTAAATCCTACTAGCTTAGCTAAATCAAAAGCAAATCCAGAATTAACAAAGTCCCGTGTTGGGACTAATATCCCAATGGTCTTACTATCCATTAAACTTCTCCAGGTCTTGTGCGAAATGCACGATTATCAGGGTCATTCAACCAACGCTTCATGTAGGCTTGGTCATCAAGCTTACCTTCTGCTTTCATTTGATAATACAAAGCCATTGGGATAGATGCAACATGGTGCAAATCACCCTTCCAATTGGCCTTCTCATCAAACGAATTAAATCGTTCTTTGTTTGCTTCTACCACTTCGGTAGCATCAATGATTGTCTGAATGGTTGCCTCATCTTTGTCAGCATCGTAATGCCAAAGCTTTTTGGTCCCCATTTCTGAGTTTATGTCAAAGATTTTTGTAGTCATAAAAAAAGGGTGGGTTATTAGCCCACCCTTGGTTACTCAGATTAGCTCTGAATTGTAGTGTTCAAGTCGTAGACTGCTCCATGAGCCTTCTCGTTCTTGATTTTCAAGCCCCACTCGCACAAGAGCATACGCTTCTCGGCATCACCTGTCTTAGCCAGTTCAACTGTCTGGAAAGGACGCAGATAAGCAACGCTTGCGTACTCAGGATCAAGCACGAAAACATCACGATCACGTTGGAACCTGTTGGCAACAATACTCACGTTTCCGAAATCGGAGACATAAATATCTGCAGCGCCAATAATTGTAGAAGGCTTAGGACCTGTCACATTGAAACGCTGACCAGCAATACCAGCCATCTTAGACAAGTTCTGCTTGTTAACAGGACCAGCCATAACGATAGATGGTGAACCACCTTCTGTCCAAACCTTCTGGATTACATCCTTCAGCAATGTCTCGCTGAATGAACGCAAGTTACCTGCTGTGGAATCTGTACGAGCCGCATCAGGAATGGTAGTGTATGAAGGATCAGAACCACCAGTACCTTCGTTAGTATTGGTCTTCAAGAAGGCCAGCAATGCACCTGTTTTACGGGCGGCAGATGTAGAACCAGCAGTAGCGGCTTGGT